TATTCTTACCTAGAATCAAAGGTACTCAACTGGAAAAAGCTTATAGGATGCTTTTAAGAGGAGCCAAATTATTAATACAAGTAGAAAATAATGGAGTACCGTTTGCAAAGGATAGATTAGAAAAAGCTCAAATATTACTTAACAAGGAAATTTACGAACTAGAACAAGATATTTATGAAGTTCCAGAAGTGTCTAGATTGGAAAAAGAATTGAATGTAAAATTCAATCCTAATTCCACAGCACATCTTGGACATTTGTTTTTCAATATTCTAGGGTTGCCCTCAATTAAGAAAACACCAACAGGTGCTCATTCTACGGATGCTGAAGTATTAGAACAATTATCTAAACTTCATCCCATAGTAGGGAAAGTTTCAGCAATTAAGAAAGCTAAGAAAATAAAATCTACTTATATTGATAAAATACTAGTAGGCTTAAATCGTGATAATAGATTACGTACTTACTTTAATTTACACACTACCACGTCAGGAAGACTGAGCAGTAGTGGTAAACTTAATATGCAACAGCTTCCTAGAGACAATAAAATAGTTAAAGCTTGTATTAAAGCCCCAGAGGGTTATGTAATAGTATCCCAGGATTTGGCAACTGCTGAGATGTACGTTGCTGCTGTACTGTCTGGTGATAAAGCTCTGATGAAAGTGTTTCAGGATAAGCAAGCGGGTACCGGTGCAGACTTTCACTCTACTATAGCGCATATGGTATTTAGATTACCATGTAAAGTAACAGAAGTAAAAGAATTATATCCACACTTAAGACAAGCTGCGAAAGCTATTTCTTTTGGAATACTATATGGTTCTGGACCACAGAAAGTAGCTGATACAGTTAACGAAGAAGGTGATGGATCATTTACTTTACAAGATGCTAAAGATGCTATAACTAAATACTTTGGGACATTCCCGAAACTTAAAAAATGGCTTAGCCTTAACCAAGACTTTATCAAAGCTAATGGTTTTATTTATTCCAGTTTTGGCAGAAAAAGAAGACTAGGTGATGTATTCTCTAGAGATAGACAAGCATCTGGTCATGCGGTACGTAGTGGTATTAATTTCTTAGTTCAATCTGTAGCTTCTGATATTAATTTAGTAGCTTGTGTAGAGATACAAGAGTATATTAATGAAAAAGGGCTAGATGTTGAACTTTTTGGTTTAGTACATGACTCTATATTAGCCGTGGTTAAAAAAGAAGATTTAGAGGAATATCTAACTATAGCTGCACAATTTACACAACAAGATATGGGTATTATGATCCCTGGCTGTCCTATTGGTATTGATCAGGAAGTTGGTAATGATTACTCTTTCAAAGAAGGAATATTTGATGAGGCTGCTTGATATATGATTAGATGGCCTATATACGAAATTCGTAATCATAAGAAACTGTGGGAAGACAATAAAGTACTTTACATTAAAACGGACTTTAATGTAGAGTACGTAATAGATAATAATAATCTAAAAGGAGATACACTAGGAAAGCGTAGAATTAGATTAGCTAATATTGATGATATAAAAATATATAAATTAAAACAGATTTGTTATACTTGGTATGAAGTATTTAATGCTAAACATAAAACGTTTATAGATAGTAATGGTCTTTTATTAAATTTAGAAAAAAAGAAAACCAGACAACTAATTTATAGAAGAGTATTAAACACTAAAATTATAGATAATAAAATGTATTGTAAATGTGAAGATATATTTAGAATAATAGAAATACCTTTTATACCCAAAACAACACCTAAATATTTAGGTTTATTAATTATGTATGGAGATCATGAGTTATACGAACTTAGCTATACTTGGAAAAAGGATACTTGGAGAAAGTGGTAATGCCAAAAGGAGTTATTAGTAATAGAATATATTTACCCAAAACACCAGAGTTATTTACTCATTGTTTAAAAGAATTAACATACGAAATACCGAACCCAAGACCTATGGTTCCGCCCGACATCTATAATGATATCGCTCTTATAAGCCCCACCGTTTTCTCAATACCTGTAGGTAGACGAGATTTAGTACCAGAAAATATAGAACTAGTTGATAAGAGAGCTCTTGTTCCCGTTCAACTCCCTGCGCCGACCGTAGAATTACGAGAGGATCAAAAAGATATTTACGCGTTAGTAAACGATAATTGTCTAGTAAATGCAAAACCAGGCTGGGGTAAGACCTTCATATCTTTATTAATAGCTCATAAACTAGGACATAAAACTTTAGTAGTTGTACATAATACAACATTAAGAGACCAGTGGGTAGATGAAGTAGAAAAAGTATTCGGATTCAAGCCAGGAATAATAGGTACTAGTAGATATGAAACCGACACACCTATAGTTATTAGTAATACTCAAACATTAGGTAAATGTATTCAAAAATACTCAAAAATGTTTGGCACTATGATAGTAGATGAATGTCATAGAATTCCTGCAACTACGTTTAAAAATATAGCAGATGCATCTTATGCACGTTATAAAATTGGACTTAGTGCAACACTAAAAAGAAAAGATAATAAACATGTTTATATACCAGATTATTTTGGTAAGGATAGATATATACCACTAGTAGATACAGCAATGAAACCTACAATAATGTGTATCTACACTAATATAGAATTGAAAAATAAACTAGGACATTGGGTAACTAAAGTAACTGAATTACTTAGCAATCCTGTATACGTACAGCTTATTTGTGATATTTTAGATATTAAATCTAATGTAGAAAAACGCAAAGTATTACTAATAGGTGATAGGCTAGAGTTTTTAGAAACTTGTGCTGAGAAAGTATCTAATAGTGCGCTAGTAACAAGTTATGTAAAGAATAGAATGGAAATTCATCAACAATTGATGGATGGAGAAATAAACAGTATTGTTGGAACTACTAGTATTTACAAAGAGGGAGTTAATATTCCTCGATTAGATACTTTAATACTAGGGGGACCGATAAATAACGATCCATTATTAGAACAAATAATAGGTCGTGTAACAAGACCCTATCCAAATAAACCTACACCGCAAATAATCGATATAGTTTTAAAGGATAGAACAAGTCGTAGACAGTTTGGTACAAGACTAAATTACTACATATCCCAAGGATACAAGATCATAGAGGTACATAATGATTAGATACGATTGGAACAAATTAAGGGAATATCCCATAGATACAACAATGAAGGTATTGTTTGCTTTAACGGATACAAAAACGTTAAAGGAACAACCACGTGAAGTATTGTATCCTATAAGTACTTTTAGAAATTTAGCTGCTTTTTTAATCAATCCTGAAAGATTGATTTTAAACAGAAAGAAATATACTAGTGCGGAGATTTTCTTATATCTAGAGTTAGCTTCACAACGGAGCTACATTAAATACAAAAAAACAGGAAGCATAAGACTTCCAACCACCTATATCAATGATAATATTAAGAATCAAGTAATTTTTAATAACGCATTGGATATGACTAATGGAGAGATAATCTTCATATACGAGGAAAATTAAATATGGCAAAAAGTTTTGGCAATACCGCCGGTGCTGCAAAGAAAGGCGGAGAGTACTACAAGTGGATAGACGGAGAACAAACTATACGTTTGGTAGGAGATATTGTTCCTAGATACGTTTATTGGAAAACTAACAATGAAGGTAATAATATTTCTGTAGAGTGCTTAGGTTTCGATAGAGACTTAGAGAAGTTTACAAATATAGAGAAAGATTGGTTTAGAACTCATTTCCCTGATCAAAATTGTTCATGGGCTTATGTAGCTAGATCTATCCATCCTGAAGATAAGGAAAAAACTATCCTTATCCCATTGAAGAAAAAAATGTATCAACAAATTATGGACGTAGCTGAAGAGCTAGGAGATCCTACTGATATTGATACTGGATGGGATTTAGTTATCAAAAGAGAAAAAACTGGTCCTCAACCTTTTAATGTTGAGTATACTCTTAAGCAACTTAAGTGCAAAACTCGTGCACTAGAAGATGATGAGAAAGAAACAGCAGCTAACATGCCTCCTATTGACGAGCTTGTTCCTAGACCTACTCCTGAAGAACAAAAGGAGTTCATCGAAAGAATGTTCTTGAATGTAGAAGAAACTGAGACTGACGACGAAGCAGTAGATGACGTAGAAGAGTAGTACACGTCAGCGCGATGGCCCCTCACGGGGCCGTTTGCGCTTTTTGGAGAAATTATGAAAATTAAACATATATTAGATGAAAAACTAG